GACCATCGGGGTACAATATTGGAAAACAATCGCGCAGTAGTGGCTATACCCCCTGAAATGGCAGACAAACGCGGTTTTGCCAGTTGCACACTCTCCTCTACTGCAATTTGGGCAAATAAGGTTTCTGGAGGAGGATTAGGGAGAGTGGCAGCAATCCCTTCAAACGTTGCGGGCATAGACAACTCGACATCTTCAAACCATGCATACAAAGAATAAGCTGGACCTAACGAAGGAGCTGCACCTTCAAGAGTTCCTGTAATAATATCCAAATGCAACTTGCCCATATAAGATTGCCCATTTGTCAAGTTGTAATGAGACAAAGGAGCACAATACGGAACTTTCAATTCTACAGAGGAGCCCTTAGCAATATCAATCTCTACACACGGAAATCCTGTCTTGGAAGCCAAGGTTGGGGCGAGGGGCCTGTTAGAATATCCTGCCATTGGATTGAACCACATAAGGTATTTCCCTGACATAAAAGGAGAAGCATTAAACATCAATTTAAATTTCAAATTCGCGCGGAAAAACCCAAAATATGCCACCTTTTTCACAAGATTGGTACTATTGGCAAAGAGATAATCAGGCATAGGGAGACCAGCAAAAACAAGATCTGGAGTCAGAAAACCTCCTGTAAGACGAATTGGGCGCTTGAGGATATTCACTATGTCGTGTTCCATAGAATCCTTAACGAGGTTGTTCCAAAAAGGCGCCGTGGAAATTTCATCTTTCACATGCACTATTTGTTCTTCATCTTCTGCAAATGTGGTGATTTGTTGCTGTTCAATAACTCTATCTCCCATAAGCTGCTGGTCATCCATCATCCCCCCAACTTGAGCCTTCATATTATAATATTTACCTCGTTTGGCCCGCTCCTCATTACACTTCCATCGGTCAATTTGACAACGCGCACACGTGAGCTGAGACATGATGAAGCTAGATGACAAATTTGGATGACTATTGCCAAAAAGACTTCCACCACACCATTTACACTTGACAACATCCATCTGCGCTTGGAGTCGTCCATTGCTATCATTATTATTGTCAATTTTACGCTGAATGTGCGCAGCCGTCTTCAAGAAACACAATTGACACGTACGGGCACGACGCAAATATGACGCAGGAACTATCTTAACATCGGAATTATACATATAGCCTCCACACATAACACAAAACGAAATATCTTTATTTTTATTAGCGATTATAAGAATTCACGCATTCATAGAGGCACAATCAAACTTCTCTAATATACACGCGCCGGTTAGATAGCCTATATTTAAAGTGGCACACACCCAACATAGAGCCGAAACTCTCCACTTACACACATTCAAAAGAACGATACGCAACTATTTCTAAGGGTTTTGCTACAAGCTGACAACGGCGATAATCAGCAAGTCCCTAAAATAGATTCATTATAAAACAGTAGTTATATCAAGGAAAACATACCAAAACCCATTTATAAATCAGTAGTTATATTAAGGAAAACACACCAAAACCTATTCATTCATTCGTCCATACTTCACTGCCTCAGAGTGTCGATACTCATTGTACGTGAGGAATTTAGGTCGCTCGGCAAATGTGCGCGAAGCTGCAATATATTTTGGAAGCCACTCATCAAAAACTTTCTTACCGTGAATGGAGAGTTCAAACGCAGAAGTCTCCATATTCTCAACTGTTGAGGCTTCTTGGTTCAAATCTCCCCTGATCCAATTAGTCATTTCTAACACTGTCTCCATGGCCAACGGCGCAAGCCAGATCATTTCGTCACTACTCCACACAAACTTGCGCTTCAAATATGCCACATTTTCGATATCCCGATATTTTACCATCTCACCAGATTTTCCTTCATCAGTGTAAACCATTCCCAGCGTTGCGTACGCTTCAGCTATCGTCAACTGATTAAATTTTTCGCA